AGTATAGGGGGCCGTCAGATTTGATACCTTATTTCCCCATCTTAATAAGCGCAATATATCATAACGCACACTACATTCATAAACCGCCCAACTGGCGCCCATCCATTTTTGTGCACTTCCTACAAAGCCGTAAAATCGATAAAATAATACTTGACAAATAAGCACTCATTTGCTATACTATAATCAGAAGGAGGGCGTAGCCCCAGTTCTAATTGAACCTTTAAACCGAACAGAAAAGAAAGGAAGTATCACAATGAGAAACATCACCAGAGGAGTCACTTGCTACAATTACAACTTTGGCGTCGTGTCCGGCACGCAAATTAAGAATGTCTGCACAATGGAGAGCTACAATAAGCTAGGAGAGCGCGAGATTAAACGCCGTTGTAAAGACCTTGGAGAAAATGTCATCATGTACTCTTGCATCGAAACAGTGCACTACTACCGCATGTCCCTGAGCTTTTTCCTAGAAAACGCCGAAAAGGTGAACAAAGAGGAGGGTGAACAATGAAACCCTGCGGAGTAGAGGTAGCCTACAAGATAGATGGAAAGCTTGAAGTAGCGCTAATATCATTAGACATGTATAAAAAGCTGGTAGACCATATCGCAAATTTACAAGGTAAAATCATCAGTGTAAAGCTGATATGCGTAAGGGGGCGGTGAAATCAATGCTTGTCTTAGTTAAAATTCAGTATCAGATAGGATTAGTAGAAGAAACCCTCATAATTCAATCCCAATATTATGAATACATGATGGGCTTACTCAAGAAGCACTTTGCATCCATCAAGAAAGTTGACTTCATACACATGGACACTAATTAGGAGGATTAAAATGAAGCGTCATATCATCGTTGAAACAACCGATCTAAAGCATTGCCTGATAGCCGCCAATTTCTTTAGAAACTGCAGCTCAGCCTTATATTTAATCCGCCAACGCGGCGTATGGCAATTAAGTGCCCGGTATTAACCGGGCACTTTTTCATGCCCATACACCCTACTTGTTAAAAATTTAACAATCGAACATTTGTTCGCAGTCCCGGCCCTCCGCACACCCGGTTAGCGTAAGCTAACATCACTTTACACTAACCCATGAAAATTCCGCATGTCGTGTTCATAACTAGTTCACATTTCCTTGCTACAATACATTACAGAGAGGAGGACAGACCCAATGAAATACGTCACAAGAGAGCGAGCCGTTAGCGCCTTCCGACTTGGGAAGCATATACCTCCCAAATGGTATATGGACCTGCTGAACCGCGGAAAAGTTTTTGCTAGTAGAGAGCAAAGCGAAAAAGGCGTAGAACTAAAACTAAAAATCGTATTACCTGGCAAGACATGCCTTGCAGTTCCCGGCGACTGGATTCTGTTAGACCCCGGAGGCAAAATAAGCGTACTTTCCCATGATGAATTCGTGCGCACATACAGGGAGGTAAACGATGGATGATTACGCGGTAGGCAGATTCAAGGCTTTCTATAACTACATTTTCTACGGATACGGTAGAATGAACCAGCCACAGATGGTTAATTCTTCATGTCGAAACAATCAAGAACAAGAGGAAGGCTATAATGCAGGAATAGCAGAAATCGCGCTAAACAAAAAGGAAATATGCGCATACATGCGCAGAAGAGCCGTGGAGAAGGATGTGGAATCGCTTTATGCTACCAGTAATTCATTATGACGCATACAGAATAGGCTTCTTAAAAGCCTGCATGAACTATTACACATACGACTTAGAGCGCACAATAGAGCGTAAAGAAAAAGACTGCGCAAACGAGGACGAGAAAGCAGGCTATACAGACGCCACATTAGACCTCACTAGGTACAAGAAATAGATGAATTCGTGTGCGCGATACGCAGAAGAATTTACAACTAACCCTTCCCAGCCGGTCTGTGGGTTATCAGGCCGGACCCCACGGGGTAAACCCGCTCCCTCCAATCACAAAATGAAAGGAAGTGAACACTCCCTCCACAATTCAATATATCGAAACGGTACATTTTTAACAGTAAAGAGGGAAGCGAGTAAATCCCCGCGATTCTAAATTTAAAGAAAGCAAGAACTTGAACAGGAGGAAAAACCATGGCAAAGTACATGACCAGAACAGTAGATACTTATATTTATCATCTGGGAAATATCGAGAACAACGGCGATGCAACCACCATTATCCCCGCAACTGACATTTCCAGCGAAAAGAAGCTGGGCGAGCGAGAGACAAAGAAGCTTCTGAAAGAGCATGGCGCACAGATCGTCTATAAGATCGACAACGTGCCCCATACCTACCGCCTGTCCATTGACAAGTTCATGGAACTGGCCGAAGAAGTCCCCACAAAGAACAATCAGTAAACAATCAAATTTTAGGAGGAAATAACAATGGATATGAATAAGCAGATGCAGGCGTTTACCGGGTCTGAGACTTCCGACATGTTTGTCAGCTTTGACCCCGTTTCCGGTGAGGACAAAATCAAGCTGTACAACGCGATTAACGCCCCTGAGACCAGAATTGCCGACATGGTCAACAAGCCCATTTGCCTGACTGACGTTATCATGGTCAAGTGTAAAATCAACGACAGAGGTCGATCCGCTGAGCGGGATGCAATCCGTGTAATTCTGATTGACGACCAGGGCGAAACGTATGCGGCCACCTCTTCCGGTATCACCAACAGCGTCCGCAACATCTTCAACATTTTCGGCACCCTGCACTTCCCTGAGGGGCTGAAAGTAACCATTGAGCAGATTAAGACCAGCAACGGGAACACCCTGACCATGAAGCTCATGGCCTAACAAATGCGTCCCGTTATTCAATCTAGGGAGGGGCGTAAGCCCCTCCCTTTAATCAAAGGAGGTGTAAAATGGCATCCCGCACAGTATCCGAAAACACAAGCCGCATCTTAACAGAGGGTGCCGATTTTATCTCAAAGAAATTTCGCCTACCATGTGAGATCGACCCAGACGCGGCTTTAGTTCTAGCTCAAATTGCAACATTTGGGAAGGGGGTCAGGGTATGGCACGGAGGAAAAGAGGTACAACAGGATCAGCTGAAAATAAAAGTGTCTATAGCCCAACAGAACAACAACTGAAAAAGCTACAAAGCGAGATAAAGAACTACAACAGGCGTTTACAGAGCGCAATTAAAAGAACATCTCCAGAACTAAGAGAATATTTACCACCGAAACTTTCATATACAGAGGAAGCAGGTAAAATAAAATCAGCAAAGGGATTTAAGCGCAGAATAGAGACCCTACAGAGATTTGATAGGGCCGGACTTGAGCTAACAACCATTGAAGGCCGCCCAATAGCAAAGGCATCGCTTGACCTGTTAAAGCGCTCAGTGGCAGAAGAGAATAGACGGCGCAAAAAGCGACTTGCCACACAGGCAGAAGCACAAGAGCGTTTAGGTAGATTTCCTACTCAGCCCGTATATGGCACAAGGCCAATAACACTCTCAAAAATAATAGCAGACGAAGAAAAGCGTCGGAAAATAGAAATAGATTTCCTAGAGCCCTCAGAAGCCGACCCACTAACAGAAGCATACAGGCAAAATTACATTAGACATGTATATGAAGCCATGCAATTATGGAACATGACAAACGGAGAGGACCCAGAAGTCACTAATCTTATAATGCAAATCATAGGCTTAGTATCAAGTGCATCAAAAGAAGTTATCGACGCTTCAATAGGCATACCAGAAACAAGGATAGACATAGTTTCAGACTATGAGTTATTCATGAATAACCTAGCCTACATACTGGGACTCTGGGAAAGCCTATGATATGGGAATATATGCGGCTGACTTTGAAACAACCACAAATCCTGATGACTGCCGGGTGTGGGCGTGGTGCATTTGTGATATCTATAACATAGATGAAACTATAGAATATGGAGAAACGATTTACAGCTTCATAGAATACATATCAAACTTACACGGCAAAATATACTTCCATAATCTGAAATTTGACGGAACATTTATAGTAGACTATTTACTAAAACACAATTTTGAGCACTCACAGGAAAGGAAGATATATCACAATGAATTTAGTACCCTGATATCAGATATGAGGCAATGGTATCAAGTCCGCTTTGTGCCGGACAGGGAATCAGGCGTAGAGGATGAAATACAAATAACAGATTCACTAAAAATCCTTCCAATGCCCATATCTGACATGCCAAAGTCTTTCAACATTGAAGAGAAGAAGCTAAAAATTGACTACAAGGCAGATAGAGAAATAGGGCATGAATTGACGCAGGAGGAGAAAGACTACGTTGCGCACGATGTTATAATCTTAGCAAAAGCGCTAAAATTTATGTATGACCACAATCAAACAAAACTTACAACCGGGTCAAACGCATTAAACGATTACATACACAGGCTAGGAAAAGAAGAGTATAAAGTAAGATACCCAGAACTAGACCTACCCACCTTCACAGATTTCAAGAAAGCGTATAAGGGTGGCTTTACCTATGTAAACCCAGCATACAAAGACAAGGAAGTAAAAGAAGGAGCCGTATTTGATGTAAATTCGATGTACCCGTGGGCAATGAAAAATTGCTTACTTCCTTATGGAGAGCCTGTATATTTCCCAAAGAAATACAAAGAAAATCCAATGTACCCTCTATACATACAATGCATATTATGCGAATTCAAGTTAAAACCAAATCACTATCCATGCATACAGATAAAAGGACATTTCATGTACCACGACACGGAGTATCTAACACAATCAATAGAGCCAACCTATTTATACCTAACAAGCGTAGATGAGAAGCTAGTATTCGATCACTATGACGTTAATGTAATAGAGTGGTGCGGCGGATACATGCTAAAAGGAACGCACGGTCTATTTGACGAATACATAGACTATTGGTATAACGAAAAGACCGAAGCTAGAATAGAGGGAAACCCCGGGCGCGAGAAGATAGCGAAACTAATGCTAAACTCTCTGTACGGAAAATTCGGATCAAAGAAAAGAGGAAAGTCATGCATCCCGTATCTAAGAGCAGATGGTAGAGTAGGATTTAAGCTATCAGAGGAGGAGATAAGAAAAGGCGGATATATTCCAATGGCCTGCTTTATAACAGCATATTGCAGAGACAAGATAATCCGTGGAGCACAAATTTGCGGCGATAGATTCATATATGCAGACACGGACAGTCTGCACGTATCAGGAACAGAGCCGCCGGAAGGACTGTGGGTAGACAACAAAGCCCTAGGAGCATTTAAGTTAGAAGAAACATTCATTCGTGCCAAATTTATACGTCAGAAAACCTACCTAGAAGTAACACTAGGGAAAGATTATCAAGAAAAAATCAACATAAAATGTGCCGGTATGCCTAAGAACGTCAAAGAGACAATAACTGAAAGCGAATTTACAGAAGGAGCAGTATTTGACGGAAAACTTATCCCGAAGATCGTCCCCGGCGGTGTCATTTTGAAGGAGACAACTTTCAAAATAAAAAAGGCAAAAGGGGTTGACAACTCGCTTTCATTATGATACAATACTCGTGAGGGGTCCTTGCTTTCCTAGTGTCCCCGACCGGGGCACCGGGGCGAAGAGCCCTCCCGGGCGGGAATTGGCGGTGGTGTGCTGACACAGTGGAGGGCAAGGATTCCCTTATTTTACAGAGGTGATAAAGTGGACACTAAGGACACGTCCATGTATTACAATGCAGATGACACGCTCTCAAGAAACAGGTTATTTAATTTTGTTGTAGGCGCTCGTGGAGCTGGTAAGACCTACGGAGCCAAAAAGAGGGCAATTAAAAATTTCACCGAAAAAGGCGAACAATTTGTATATCTTAGAAGGTACGACACAGAAATGCCTCAGTCACAGATGCGAAACTTTTTCGATGATATCATGCAGGAGTTTCCGGACCACGAGTTTAAAGCGGATCGTGGGTTATTCAGGATAGACAAGGAAGTCGCCGGGTGGTATTTCCCGCTGTCAAAAGCAGTAATGCTTAAATCAATGCCGTTCCCAAACGTCACCTTGATTATCTTTGACGAATTCATCATTGGAGCAGGAGCATACCGATACCTTCAAAATGAAGTCGTGACCTTCCTTGAATGTTACTCAACAATATCAAGAGACAGAGATGTCCCAGTATTATTCTTGAGTAACGCCGTTACATTCAGTAACCCTTATTTCCTATATTTCAACCTATCATTAGAGAAAGGGCAGAAAAGAAAGCTACTAAAGGACATCCAACTAGAGACAGTCACAAACCCAGCATACGTAAACCACGTAAAACAGACCAGATTCGGGCGTCTGATAGACGGAACAGAATATGGGTCCTATTCAATGGACAACGAGTTCTTGCTAGACACGGATTCATTCATTGAAAAGATGGTTACAGCCTGCTTCTATGTTACAACGATACTAATAGACGGCTTCAAAATTGGCGTGTATAGGGACATGAACTCTGGTATTTTCTATCTATCAGAGAAAACTGATGACACAAGAAAGATAACAATAAGCCTAACACTAAACGACCACAACAATTCAACCGTATTAGCCACAAGGAACAACATAGTTATCAAAGGTATAATGGATGCTTTCTCTGCTGGCATGCTGAGATTTGAGACACAAAAAGTAAAGAATTTAGCATGGCCCATTCTAAGAAAGCTACTATAACAAATGGAGGGTTACAAAATGGCATACGAATTTACACAGGATTCTTTCCGGCAGTTCTCTGAGGAAGTTATCTCCGCGGGAGGAGATCAGGCCACCTTAACGACTTTATTGAGCCAGATGCAAGACGTTATCATTGATAATATCGGAAAAATGGAACAGCTTACGCAAAACAATGAGAACGTCACCAAGGAAAATGAGCGGCTCAAGAGTGCAAATATGGACCTGTTTCTGAGGATCGGTTCTCAGGCTGAGGCCATTGAGAACAAGGCCAAGGAAACCGCCAAAGAAGAGCCGGTTGGAGTTGACGATTTTCTAAAGAATATCTATAAGGAGGATAACAACAATGGCAACTAAGAACAACCCTATTGCTAGCCCTGAAATGATGAACGCAATCCGCAATGATGCGAGTGACGCCTATAAGGCCGCTGTGCCTGTAGCCACTCCCGCAAATCTGGCTGACGTGGGAAATCCCATCCTTGCTTATGATGCAATGGCAAACGAGTTTCTGAGTGCGCTTGTTAACAAGATCGTTGCTACAATCCTTTACCGCAAGATGTGGAACAACCCTCTGTCTATGCTCCGTAAAAACGCCGAGCCTCTGGGAGTTGACGTTGAGGAAGCCCACGTGAATCCGGCTACCGCTCAGGCATATGACGGCACCGAAGCCGGTATGGCCGCAGTTCTGAAAATGACAAAGCCCGATGTGGCCGCCGCGTGGTATCGGCTGAACCGTCAGGACAAATATCCCGTGACCATCAACAACGAACAGCTTACAAACGCTTTCGTATCCTGGAACGCCCTTGAAAACCTCATTCAGGGCATTGTAGACAGCCTTTACAATGCGAACACCATTGATGAATTCAAGTACACTAAACAGTTAGTTGTTGATGCAATCACTGATGGAAAGCTGAAAACAGTTACAGCAGTAATGCCCAACAACGAGGCCACCGGCAAGCAGTTCCAAGTACAGCTCCGCAATATGTCCATGCTGTTCACATTCCCTTCCAGCGCCTACAACAACTACAAGCTAATGGGCGGCACCGGAAACGACCGCGTAACATGGAGCCCCATCGAAGATCAGTTGATCATCATCCGCGCGGATGTAGCCGCAAATATCGGAGTTGAGGTACTTAGCGCGGCGTTTAATCTCAGTTACTCCGATTACCTGGCCAGACAGATTATCGTTGACGATCTGGGAGCCGATGGAAAGACGCTGGCAGTGCTGGCAGACACCAAAACATTCCAGATTCGCGAAAAGCTCCGCCGTTTCACCACCTTCTATAACGGCTCCGCGATGAACTGGAATTATTGGTTGCATGCGTGGGACACCTTCTCTCTGTCTCCCTTCCACAACTGCGTGGCCCTCCGCACAGCGTAAGAGCAATTTAGGGAGGGGCGCAAGCCCCTCCCAATAGAAAGAAGGTGAAACCATGGCATTATGGAGGCCCGAAACAACTATATATCTGTGCACAAATACAGGCATAGATCAGTATAACAAACCCTACTTTGAATCCAACGCCGCAATGCAAGGGTGGTTAGCCGGAAAAGTAAAGGCGTCTTTCACCCAATACTCATACCAGAGAGCGGACGAAAGACAATACTGCCGCGTCGAATACAATTACAACGATGCCTTGACATGCGACATTATCATGTGGCAAAACACCGGCACCGGGCCGCGCTGGATTATCGCGAACATTACAGGGGTTGAGTGGGTAAACCCGAACACAACAACCATCTATTTTGAAGTAGACGCATTTTGCACCTACTGTGGGGACATAAACTGGCCAACCTCCTACAGCCTAGTGGAAAGAGAACATGTCGTGAACGACTGGAACGGAGCTAATCCAAACTGGATTAACATTGGGATACCAGAAGGAATGGGAGGCACACCAGACCAAGTTGTATACGACCAAATAAAGGCATACGCTCCAGATACATTTGTGGTATTCACTCCTTATGATTCTTCCGGTCAACCAATGTTTGGAGGCACTGTAGAAAATAAGGTGTTTAACGGCTTAACTATGAGAACTTTTTCAAGCGCAGGAGCCGTTAACAGCTATTTGCAGAGCGTAGCAGAATCAAGCGAGGGAAAGCTAGAGAATATCCTAGGCGTTTACTCCGTACCCGGCGATTTCCTATCCGATTTGTCAGAAGCAGTTGAAACTATTCCGCCGTGGCAAAGCGGCGGAGCAATTGGGCCAGACCTTTGCAGAAATGCGAAATGTTATTCTAGTGAATTTTGCGTGGCGCAAGTAGAAGGCATGAACAGCGAGACAGTGACATACAAACCCGAGCTAATCACAACACAAGGCACGTTTAACTTCCATATCTACGGGCGCTTTATCGGAGGCGGTGGAGGAATCATTGCAACGCCAGACGCCTATGACTACATGGGAAACCCTGGAGAATACGGGTGCGCAATCACCGTATTTCCGCAAGGTGCATGGGTCGGAAATCAATATGCTCAGTATCAACAGACCAACAAAGTAAACATTCTAGCAACCACAGCAAAATCAGCTGGATCTTTCATCCTTGCAGGAGCCGCTGCTGCCACAGGGGTAGGAATGGCCGCCGTTCCGGGACTCGTTGCAAGTGGCCTCAGTAGTGCGGCAAGTATTTGGGATGCAGATACAAAGGCCAAAAAGGGTTCAGCCGCTGTTAATGGCTCTGTGTCCTCTGACCCCATCCTAGCTGCCTCAATTGGCCAGTTTGGCTTCAAATTCCGCTGGTACATGTGCAACGAGAGCATCATGAAATCAGTTGACAGCTTTTTCGACCGCTACGGCTACAAGGTCATGAGGCTGAAAGTTCCAGAGCGCAACAGCCGTCCATGCTGGAATTTTGTTAAGACTTCTGAGGGTCACGTATCCGGTGCTATTCCAACCGTCTACAGAGAGCGCATTGAAGCAATGCTAAATGCTGGTGTCACATTCTGGAACGTAGGAGCAAGAGCCATCGGTGACTTTTCCAACCCGTCCGCTAACAAGAGTTAGGGGGTTGCCATGGAAACTGTAATTGTTGCTATACTCTCTCTAATTGGAACGCTAGTTGGAACTTACGCAGGAATTGTTTCAGCCAACAAGGTGACAGAGTGGAGAATAAAGCAAGTAGAATCTAAAATATGCACCCTATCAAAACAAGTGGAAGAACTTACAGCAACAGTGAACTACATACAAGGCAAAATGGAGGTACTACATGACCATTGAGTTTATAACAGTTGTAGCTCTAGTGCTCATTTATCTGGCAATCTATATGTTACTAATCCCGGTTGGAAAACGTCTACACTACATTATGTCCAGAACAGCATTCAAAAATAAACCGATCAACCATACCGCATATTGGCTGACATACATAATGGTAAATATTATTGTATCTCTCACAGGAATGATTATCATTTTCAACCTAGTAAAATACACTGCGGAGGTGTGGATTATATGACCAATCTATTGAAACGATTAGCTAACCTCATGTCCGTTAAATCCCTAGTAACAATCGCCCTGACAATCGTGTTTTGCATTATGGCATATAAACAGGCAATCTCACAAGACTTTATGACCATATACTCTGTTGTTATCGCTTTCTTTTTCGGTGCTCAAAGTACCAAGAGCAACAACCAGGAACTTCAAAACGACCTAGAATACGCGGAAACGAAAAACGCAGAATTATATAACCAGTTGATGGAGCTGTCAAAAGAAAACGCGGCCTTAACCGCTGAACTAGAGGAGGCGTACAAGAATGCATCTAATCCGGAACTACCTGACGAATAACGATTGTTATAAAGCAGGAAAGCCTCTGAACATTCGCGGAATCATGGTGCACAGCACAGGGGCAAACAACCCATCCCTAAAACGCTACGTACAGCCAGACAAAGACGGTATCGGCGTAAACAAGAACGGTAATGACTGGAACCACCCCGGCATTGATACCTGCGTACACGCCTTTATCGGAAGGCTGGATGACGGTTCCATTGCCACCGTGCAGACCCTTCCCTGGAACATGCGCGCGTGGCACGCCGGCTCAGGCCGCTGGGGATCGGCAAATAACTCATATATCTCGTTTGAGATTTGTGAGGACGGCCTTACAGACCCAGATTATTTCAACGCTGTATATACAGAGGCTATAGAACTCTGCGCCTACCTATGTAGGCTATACAGGCTGGACCCATCACAAGAGGATGTCCTAATCTGTCACTCTGAGGGCTTCACTCTAGGGGTAGCATCCAATCACGCCGACGTTATGCACTGGTTTCCAATGCACAACAAAACGATGAACGACTTTAGAACAGATGTATATGCACTCCTGAAAAGCGCCGGTGGAGCATCCCCAGAAGAGATCGTAAGAGAATACCGCAAGACCCTTCAGGACAATGACGCAGAGAACTGGTCAGAAGAGGCCAGAGAGTGGGCAATTAGAAACGGCCTTATTACAGGATACGAGGGAAATTACATGTGGCAGGACTTTGTAAACAGAGAGCAATTAGTCACCATTCTAAAAGCCTTCAATAAAACAATGGGAAATCCCGTACCGTAAACTACACCCAACTACCGACCCGTACCGTCAACTCCCGTAGAGGCAATTAAAGACCAGACCTTTTCTGTTATGGACTAGGCTGGCCTCGTGAGACCAGTATAGAAAAGCCCAGTTAAGCCCAGAACTGCATATTAGTTAAGGGTAAGGGATACGCCTAGACAGGACACGACAGTTTATTAGTTTAGGAGGCGTTACAATGAAGGTATTTATTTCACAGCCAATGATTGGATTTTCCAGGGAAGATGTTTTGAGGAGAAGGCAGGAGGTAAAACTGAGATTGTTCCATGAGCTGGGCGATTATAATATAGAGTTTATTGAACCACGCGTTAGTTATTCTGACCCGATTCTGAATATCGGTGAATCTATTAAGAGGATGGCCGGTGCTAGTGTAGCTTATTTTATGCATGGGTGGGAAAAGCATAGAGACTGCATCATTGAACATGAAGTGGCAGTTCAATATGGAATAAGGTGTATTACGTATGAGGGTTAAAAAGCGCAATGGGCCGTGCTCCAAGCTGTATAGTAGGCTTCTGGGTTGGATTGTAGTGCTCTTTTTAGCCTGCTTGTTGGCTGGCGGCTTCTATCTGGCTCTGCTGTCTATCAAGTATCAATACACTGGAGCACTGGCTTGTTGGACCATTTGTGCTACACCCATAGGAACTGCCGTTACGATCGTGCTAGGAAAGACAATAGACAAAGAGATACAGAACGTAAAAGGACCTAACGGGGAAGGACTTGATTATACAAACGGGGCTAAAGAATACAATGTGGATTCTGCCCCGGTATAGGAGGTGGTACGTTTGTTTGATTGCTTTTTCGGTGCAAATCTTCCGGGTATAGTATTCCCACCTAACGGAGCGAGGGCCGAGGTTCTAAATGCACAACAGACCATCGAAATTTATAACCGATTCATAAACATGGCGTTAAGTCGGTTTAGATGGACGGGTCTGCCAGATAGTTGCAATGAGCGTGCGCTGGAAATGACATTGCTGTTTTACGGCGTGGCGCTGTTCGCTAATGATCCGGACCTAGGGTATATCCATACGGCGGTTACTTTGCCCGGGCCTTTTAACATCTACTATGAGAGCGTAGTTAGAGAGGCGTATAGTTTCGAGTATCGACACAGATTTGACATTGATAATAGTGTGTTGATTAGAGCTAATAAGACTATGACGCCGGACTATCTTTCTATTTGGAATTATTCGCCCAAGATTTCAAACGCCCTCAGAAGCATAGATATCCACACTGAGACCATCAAGAGGCCATTTGCAATTCAGTGCGATGAGAAGGACAAGCAAAGCGCAATTACGGCGGCGAACAAAATTGCCGGAAATGAGATTGCTATTTTCGGTTCTAAGTTCGGTAACCCTGAAAGCGTGAAGGTCATGAATTTCGGCGTAAACTGTGTGCTAAATGAGATGTGGGCCAATGTGAGGAACTACATGCAACAGCTTTGCACGAGTTTAGGCATTGATAGCCTTACAAGCGACAAGAAAGAGCGCCTTATTTCTGCTGAGGGGCAGGGGCAGAGGAATCCCACACGGCACATTATTGAGAGTGAGCTGTGGTGCAGGGAAAGGGCATGTGAGGAAATCAATGCTATGTTTGGCTTGAATGTTGGGGTAGAGTTGAACGCCGTGGAAGACTTCATGGAAGAATTCATAGAGATGGATAAAGGTTTCCAGGAGGGAGGTGACGTCGGTGCGTCAACTAATAGGGACGAGCCAGATTAACCCGGAATTGGGGGAACTCGTTTCTGGTGGGTATGAAGTTTTCAACGACTGGTGGAACACCTTTATTCCAGAACATAAGAAGCACCTAGAGGGAAAGATTATAACATACTATTGGTTTAACCAGATCGGCGCGGAGACGCCGGACAGATTCAAGCATTTTCTTAACGCGGAATTGATGAAGATTATGCCATACTATAACAGGCTATATGAGAGCGAGCTAATTAAGTTTGATCCCATGTTGAATCAGTTGGTCAAGACTAATGGTAGAAACGTCGAGAATCTGCTTAGGGTAGCTAATTCCGGTGAGAATTCGGCAGCCGTCATGCTCAGGGATTTCGTGAATAGTCATAGGGATGACGAAAGCACAAAGGGGAATTTAACTGGCGCATATGATAGCACTTTGGATCACACGGCAGAAGAGACATATGAAAAGCAGGGCGACAAGACTTCTAAGGAAGTTGTTGACGAGGATGTAACCGGAACTAAAGATTCTACAACTAAGGTTGTGGATAATACAACAGAGGACAATTCTAAGGATATCACTAGGGAGCTCACTAAGGATAGAACACTGAATGAAACGGTAGAGACGACACGGGATACGGCTACTAAGACAAGTGGGTCTGGAACTAGCGATAGTACGCTGGAGAGGTCTGTCAATACGGACGGAACGAAGCTTTATTCGGATACGCCTCAAAAGAATGTTAATTCTAGTGGGGGCGTGCAGAACAGTGTTGTCTGGAACTATCTGACCAACGCAACGCAAACAGGAGAGGGCCAGAACACCGATGAAAGTACGCATACTAGCAACAGCTATACAGAGGACAAAACGGAGAAGGTAACAGAGAACACGACTAGGAACGTGACGGAAAACGAAACTGAAAATGAGACGGTTGGAGAGACTGAGAAAAAGAATAAGGACTATACGAGTGATACAACATACCATGAGGATACAACAGAGAACACAGATAGGACTACAAACTATAATGAAGATTGGCATGAAAACGGCAAGTCTAACCTCACCGAAAATACCACGGGACATAATGATACCGTTGAGGATACAACAGGAGAGCGTCATACGGCTGGGATCGAGCAGGGCAAGACGGATGAAAAGCACACGCAGAGCAAGGATAAAAAGGAAGATGAAACACAGACAAAGGAAAGTGGGATTGAGGAAGTTGTCAGCGGATACGTTGGTATTAGTGCATCTGAATTACTGATGGCTTTCCGTAAAACCTTCATCAACGTTGACGAAATGATTATTGAGGCCCTTAGAGGGTGCTTTATGGAGGTATTCTGATGAAAGATTGTTATCGTGATTTTGACCATTGCTGTGACCCTAACCCCTGTGATCCTTGCGGCCATTGTAAGCCGGACCCTTGTGGCACGCCTGTTCCTCCTCCTGTGCGACCTGTGGTGAATATCCCGGGACCAAACGTGCAGGCCCAGATGTGTGAAATGGCTGGCAGGGTAAACGAGTGCATCCTGAGATGGAACCAAATTCAGCGAAACTGTTATGAGGCTCTTGATCGGGTTGTTGGCGCGGCTGTATCCAATGATGTGTACTATGATCGTGACGAGGTTGGCATGGAGAGCGGGTACTCTGAAAACGACAGTTGCCCGTATCACGTCATCAACGTGAAGTGTATTGACAAGTGCGGTAAGCCTATCTTTATCAAGCTTGTGCCTGCATTTGGAAATACTACAAACTCTGGTCTTGTGCAGAGTATTCAGGATGTCAGTTTCGTGACCAACGCCAACGCGATTATTAGTGCAACCACTGACGCGCCGTGGAAGGGTGTTGCGCGGTATATGGGTGCACCGATGGCAAGCACTCCAGAGGGTGGAATCTTCTGCGGAGGATTCAACCGGCACGGGGCGTTGAAGATTTTCGGTGGTGACACTGACGAGGATACACTGTGCCAGAATCAGGTTGTTGACCTCATCGGGTCTGTTATTCCCATTATTCTGGATGGTGAGATCACGGAGCAGGCTAAGGGGATGACCACAAAACAGTCGATTTGCGCCGTTGGGTATAAGTCTTGCAACGGTGATAAGGTGTTCTTTAACTGCGGCAAGCAGGACGTGCAGGGCATGCAGGGTATCACCGTGGCGAATATCCTGAAAGGAATGGGGTGCACAACTGCGGTCATCACCGCGACTTCCGGGGGCGGTATGGAGTATTTGGGTAGCCTCACCTCCTCTCCTGATAACTGGCAGATGCCTAAAAATGCGGCGTATTGGGTGGTTAGCAAGCGCCCTTTTGAGGGGTGGTGCAATCAGTTTGAAAGCTCTATTGCGCAGTTGGTGCAGAGAGTTGGCGGCCTGAAAAATGAGGTTGACTTTATCAACCATGAGGTTGACGAGGTTAGCGAGGTAGCTAATAAGGCGTGGGAGTTGGCGCAGAAAAACGCGGATGATATTGCTGAGATTCAGGCGGACATTGAGAGAATCGATGGAGAAATCACAGCGCTGGAGGAGCGCATTACTACCGCCGAAAATGATATCAAGGCTCTGGATGCGGCTCTAAAACAGGAGATTCAGGACCGGAAGGACGCTGACGCGGCAGAGGCGCAGGTGCGGCAGGAGGCTGACGAGGCACTGGGCAAGCGGATTGACAAGGAAATCGCGGACCGTGAGGCCGCTGACGAGCAGTTAAATACCGCTATTGAGACTGAGAAAGCGGAGAGGACCGCCGCTGACGCTGTGCTCCAGGGCAATATCAATCAGGAGGCTATTGATCGGGCCAATGCGGACCTGAAAATTGAGCAGAATCTCAATAAGGAAATTGTGAATCGTACAGAGGCCGACCAGTTACTTCAAGACCAGATCAACGGGCTCACTACCGGGGACGTGCCGCTTCCGTACGTGAAGAAGGCCGGTGACACAATGACCGGTGATCTACAGATGGAGGGCTCCGCCGTTGTTAAGCTGGTAGACGGCAAGACGGTTAAGGGTGCTTTTTACCGGGATAATGGGGATGTGTGCGTTAAAAGCGAGAGCGGAAACGTTCGGATTCTGGGAGCGGCCACTCTTCTGACGACTGCGGATAATGGCGCTGGACAGCTCAAGATTGGGGCTATTACCATTCAACAGCATATGAGCGGAGATATCCCGCATCTTGATATCAATGTGGGCACTGACGCGGGTGCTGTGTACGTGAATAGAAATGGGATTGACGGTGGTACTGGTGAGCTGTGGGTCACTGAGATTCATGCTCCGAACGAACTGAGGCTTGCGCCGGGTACGAACGTCAATGCTATGGATCACAGGATTACGGGAGTTGCGGACCCAGTCGATGATGGGGACGCTGTGAACAAGAAATATCTTGACAGTCACGGCCCTGAGTATACGTTACCAGTTGCTAGTGCTACCACTCTAGGCGGCGTAAAAGTTGGCGCTAATCTGACGATTACGCCAGAGGGTGTGCTGAACGCTACCGGCGGAGGCGGCGGTGGCGGCCCACGAGACCCGTCTTGCCGATCTGCGTCGCAGCAGGGAGGAGCTTGAGGCCGAAGGCGAGGAGGCCAGAGCG